GCAGTGACCATGGCGGTTTGCTCTTCCATGTTTTGTAACATCATCAAGATGAAAATGTTTAGGAGTAGACTCGAAGACGTAGACGATGCCATCGGCAACGCAGATTTCCTAGACATTTTGTTATACAGTATTAACAGAAATTATTCTCCTGAATGATGTCATATTCTCGGTGATGAAGATTTGTACCAGTACGTAACCTAGACTTGATCTGTATGAGTTCCTTGATGGTATCATCAGCAAGATTTTTGAAAAAGTCCATCTTCGCCTCCATGTCATCCAATTCGTGATGTTCTTTCCGGGCTTGTACGTACGGCCATGTGTGCTTTCTGAGGGATGCAACTTCATCTTCTAATTGTCGGATACGTGGGAGGAGTACCTTATTGATCATCATCTTCAATTCAATCACATCACTCATCTTGAGTATACGGAGTTTGTCTTCTTTAAATTTTATGATAGCCTATAGTAATATGCAGTATAAGGAACTGAAAGAAAAGGCGAAGAAAATGGGTCTACGTGTCACGAAGGACGTGCGTGGTAAACGTGTCAAACTCACGGCGAGGGAACTTCGTTCGAAACTCAGGATGAATTTTGAAAATAGCGTCAAAAATGCTCAGCAGGTGATTCGACTTTGTAAGACAATCGTCGTTCCCGCTTCGTCCGTACCGGCACCACCCCGCACCGGTGGTGGTCCCCCACCTCCGCCACCACCACCTCCTTCCCAGCCACCCAGGAAACCGGTCATAAATTCGACCCGCGCTAAACTCATGGCTGAATTGAAAGCCAACCTGAAAAAACGAGGACTCAAAAAATAATCTCATCGATTAGTATAAGCACGATCATGGATAATTCCCAGTCCAAGAATAACAAGCCCGCCAACAACGCGAAGCCCGCCAACAACGCGAAGCCCGCCAACAACGCGAAGCCCAACAATGGTAACGCGAAGCCCGCCAACAACGCGAACAAGCCGGCCAACAACGCGAAGCCCAACAATGGTAACGCGAACAAGCCTGCCAACAACGCGAAGCCCAACAATGGTAACGCGAACAAGCCGGCCAACAACGCGAAGCCCGCGAACAACGCGAACAAGCCTGCCAACAACAAGCCCGCGAACAACAAGCCCAACAACGGCAACAACAAGCCCGCGAACAACAAGCCCAACAACGGCAACAACAAGCCTGCCAACAACGCGAACAAGCCTGCCAACAACAAGCCTGCCAACAACGCGAACAAGCCTGCCAACAACAAGCCCAACAACGGCAACAACAAGAAGCCCAACAACAACGGTCTCAACAACGGTGCCAAGAAGCTCCGTGAGCTCGCCCTTAAGCTCGCCACCAACGCGATTAACAAGGCTCGTCAGCAGATGCCCAACAACGCTTAAAACTATCTGCGTTAAATAGATAATGAACCTGGTACGAGTAAAACAGAGTTTGATCAACTGGAATGACGCAAAAGTCTACGATGTAATCAAACAGTATACATCAGAAACTGACATGGATGAGAAATTCGTAAAGCTCTATCTGGGTGAAGAACTTTACGAACGTCTTGAATTGGTGACACGATTTGTGAGACAAGTCGAATCACTTAAACGATCTGTATGTTGAATCGTTTCTTCATGAATGTTTTAACACCTCGCACATCAGGAAAACTCCAGAGGTACCAACGTGACCAGAACCCGGCCCCGTTGATACCACTCAATTTCCAATCTTCTTTATCACTCCGGTTTATGTTCAACATCATGTTTTGAATTTTTGATGAATCTCTCTCTGCTATGATACGTCTGGGTATTTGACCTCCGTGACGTAACACGTACGATCGCATACGGGAGGGTGTCTTGTGCTTGGTATAATCTGAATACCCTCTCGCACCAAAATCGACAGTCTTACCGTTTTCTAAAATCGCCCTGAACTTCTTCTTAGGGTCAGGGCTACGAACAACTTTGACGCGCATACTTAGTATGTGTCAATATTTTACTTACCGCAACCACAACCACCGGCGCAGTAGTTCTCAGTCTTGTCACCGGGGAGAAGGAAAAGCTTCTCGGGACCACGCTGGACACGGTACAGGTGGTCATACATGTGAAGAAGGCCGATGGTGAGCGCGAGCGTCGCGACGACGACACCCTTCACCTTACGCGCCATGAACGCATACGCGACGATGACCGCGGCGATGATCATCTGAACGATGGTAAGCTGAGGAATGGCAGGCATCGTGAAACGATCCTTCATTTCCTTAGTCTCAGTGGTGGGAGCAGGGGCATACTTTTCCATGGTCTTGCCGTATCCGGGCATGTTTATTATCTACTGAGAAAATAATGTGGTACCTGGTGGTTGTTCCACTTCTTCTCGTGGGTCACGACTATTTCAAGGCACCCATCGATAACCTGTACTTTCAAAATTGGAAACGACCATTCATAGGTATGCGAAATACTGTGGTTGACATATTGATGCATACCCCCAAATATTCCGTGTGGCAATTCAAAGGACTTCATTTGATACAGGCACACTACCGTGATATCCGAAAAGAGTTTGAGGCGGTATCGAAGACGTTGAAAAAAACCATGTATCATGACCTCGATCCATGGTTTCAAAAGAATGATGCGTACTACAGATATACGTTTGACCAGTTTCCAAATTTGAAAAGTCTCGTTAAACAGATTCCATGTATACACGAAGAGACGGCTTCGTTCGCCGTCATGGATGGTCCGATGATTATACCACCACACAGAGCGGAGACGAACGCGTTACTCCGGTACCATCTTACGATCATGGGTGATGGTGATTGTACCCTGTACACAGAGATGGGTCCTCATATTCATACCGAAGGTGAAGCGTTCATTTTCGATCATTCGAGGTACCATGAGGTTATTAAGACGGGGTTGGGTAAACGTGTCGTGCTCATACTTGATGTCAAAAGATTTTAGCAGTCTATTGTATGAGGTTACTACTGCTACTGTTATTCCTCTTGTTGATACCATTTCTCATAAATTTATGGAATGGGTATCTCAAGCCAGCGCAGAGTGGGAAGTTTAAGGAGCTAGACTGTTCTCAAATTTCAAACAGTCTCAATCCTTACGTGAACGATATCATACACGTCGCACAAGAACGTGGTAACAAGTCATCTTCGAGTATTGTCGAGGGGTACAAGATCAAACGATGTACCATCAGGGAAAACCTCCCACAAGTGTTTAAGATTATCGAGGAGTACGTGTCCACGGTCCGGGGTAACAAAGTAAAACCCGCTGATTGTGAACGCGAACAGTATTGTTGGTTTTTGAGACTGTATAATCAGAGTGGACACTATATCGATTGGCACTTTGATAACAATTTTACGAGTGGTGCAAGAAAGACATACGTGTGCAACATATACACGAGTCCCGGTAACACGTCACACCTCATGACCAAGGACCGATACGATAAAGTAAAAATAAACGAGACGAAGGCGGGTAAAGGTGTTCTCTATAACGGGAGTGAAGTGAAACACTCGGTATCGAAACAGACGGATGGGTGTACCCGCATATCGTTGATCATACCACTATACGAAAACGATTCCGTGACTATGTTCGGGTGGTTTCGTAGATTGGCACGTAATGTGTCTGACAACGTATTCAAATTATAGGTGTTCGCGACATACCGCTATGTACATATCACTTCCACCGATGAGTTCGAGGGTTTTGTCGTCGACGATCCTCTTTGTAAACGGACCGGGCGTCCCGTCGTTACATCGCATACACAGTGCAGACAACTTGGTCACATCACATGCTATGGGAACACAGTCTAAAAGTTCTCCGAATTTGCACTGAAATGAGTCGGCGTCGAGACCCGCCATAATAACAGACTTGTTCACGTGTAGACAACAGTCGACAAACTTCCTGAGACGCGGAAAAAACTGAGCCTCGTCGATGGCCACGATATCAGCCTTATCAAATTCGGGATTGTTGAGTATGTCGAAAAGATCATACACTTTTAGACAGTTGAACTTTACGTTGTCGTGCGTTTTTAAAACCTCGTCAGGTGAGCGAGTATCCTTGGCTGAGTTCACAACAAGTATATTTTTGCCTATGACTTTCAAACGCTTAAGTCGTCTGATGAGCTCAGACGTTTTACCCGAAAACATATTTCCCATAATAATTGACAAACCCATCTCGCTGATTATTATAATCTTGTATTTTTTATATGGGTGACATTCACAGGGCGGTATTCAATGGCCATGTAGGATACTACAATCCTAGAACGGGGCGCGTCAGATTTGGAAAATGCATTTATTCCAGTATCGCTGCGGCGGTAAAGTATCTTAAATGACCTTGACATATACCGGTTTTTCTGTTCGTATGAGGGCGAGACCAAACTGTAAAAGTCTGCGCGCGAATTGTGTCTTGACGAGGATGGTACTACTTTCGAGATACTTGCGTGAGTTTGGTCTATGAAGATCCAGAACATTCTTCATAGATAGAATTCTTCTTAGTGAAATATTGTTACATCGTGTTGTATTAATTTCAAATTTGACTCGTTCTTCCATACTCCATATACTGTTGAAAATCGTATCGAGACGTTCAGGTGTCGTTTGATCCGACACCGAGAACGAACACGTTCTTCCCATACGATATAAAATATCTTTAAAAAGTAAGATGCCTTTAAGCGATGCTCAGATTACCAAGAAGGTTGGGGAACTGCGTAAAAGGGAGGGTCGGATCTACGCACCCCTTAAATATTTCAGGGGGCTCACCACACTCAAGGAGGTTGAGACCCGCTACAAGAAGATGCTCAAGCGAGACTACAAAGATTTCAAGACGGACAAGGGACAGAAAACAAAGACTTCTTCCTACACGCAAAAGTTTAGAAAGATGTACCCAGGAGTCAAATCTCTCCCTGAAATTGCTAAGGCTACTGGCGTGCCTTTGAAGACCCTCAAGACGGTCTACAATAGGGGTCTCGCCGCGTGGAGAACCGGGCATCGTCCGGGAGCCTCTCCACAGGCGTGGGGGTATGCTAGGGTACACAGCTTCGTCACGAAGGGGAAGACGTACTACACTGCGGATAAGGATTTACGGTAGCATATTAGATATGAAGTTTTCTATGTATATTTCTTCATTTTCTTCACACTTTTTATTATACAGATCTGTATCAATTATAATGGGTTTTCTGGCATTTTGCTGTGTGACAATCTTATCATATTCTTCATCACTTGGTACGACTTTACCCAAACATTCCCTGAATTTTGGACTTTTTCTGAAAGCCTCTCTGATGTGTCTGTTACCTCTAGTTTCATTCCCATCTTTTAGGATGGGAACGGTGTTTCCGAGACGGTCTATATCTACCGCCTCTGATTCTGACCACTCGGACGAAAACGGGATGCTATGATCCAATCGAAACACATCGGCCAAATACTTCGTGGGCATCACGTTGTTATAGTACACTTTGTGTAACAAAATCTCGTGTAGCTTTCTTACTCGTCTTTTCTCATTCGTTCGCCCACCGGAAGGTCGTATTTGGTATTTTATATCATTTTGTGTTTCCTTGACCAGGATTTTCAAAAGTCCTCGTATATCTTCACGCGTGATTTTCCTGATTTTATTGGTCGTATTCAACGGATCATTTAGATACTCCATGGCTTTTTCCAGGGCTTCGTAACCTCCACCCGAATATTGCATGATATCGACACTACGCTTTTCGTTTCTAGTCTCTTTGTCGGTGATCTCAGCTGTTAACTTGTGGTAGATGATTCGCTTGTACATTTCATCCAAGATATGTTCTTCACGTGTACCATATTTCAGGTGACCAATTATACCAGCTATGATCACGTACCAACCATTCGTATTACTTCCCGAACTCATGATGTTTTTACACCTATTATTAGCTTGTTTGGTACTGGTGATGTTATCTAACTCTACGGGGTTAAACCTATTGTCAATCTTATTGAGAATTTCTACCGATTTATTAATCCATTTGATAAAAGTGTTTACATTATCGGTAGAAAACTTAGAGTTCCACACATCATCGGTATCGTCGATATTATTCAGTAGCTTGTACAGTTTAAACATGAGAGTGGGACCCTTTGGATTGTCAATCTTAGAAAATGGCATACAAATTTTACTTATGCAGTTTTGGAAACCGATTAGAAAATCAAATGCGTTCAAGTCCTTCGGATCGTATTCGTAACATTCCAATACTTCATCCTCGGACATTTTTTTGTAAAATGTACATAGCTGAGAGTCGATTTTAGCCTTCAACTCGGTATCCTTAATTTCAAAATTTTTTACGTCGTATAAACGGGCCGAAAGAATCTGAATTTCTGTAAGGTCGGAATTATATTTGTTGATCTCTTCGTACACGCGACCCAATTCCGCTTTCGAATAGTTAGTGAACGTGTTCACATTTATTTTAATGTCGTTTACAAAGTCGGGTGTGTTATCCTTTCTCAGTCGTACCAGAAGGCTATCTAGATTATCCTTTTCGTTGATATGATACATAATATCGTTTTGTGAACTTGCAATCTCCTTATACAAACCTGGGTGTGCATTTTCACACATTCTCTGAAAATTCCTAGATGTAAGATCGTTGAGTTCTTCGAGTGTCAACTTCTTCACGGCATTCAAAAATAGATTTAAATTGGTTTTATTATTTGTAAAATACGTCGCTATTTTCATTTCAAGATCTTCGATATATTCGGGATATACAAGAAAAGGGTTATCGGTGAAATTTACGAGTCCATTGACTCTATTATTTCCGTCAATAGCCCACCTAACTTCTCGGTTATTTACAATTTCTCTGCCGACCGTAATCGTGTGAATAGTATTTTTGTGTTTGTAAAGAAAATCGATGAATTCTCTCGTCGATGGAACCTTACCACCATTCGGTAGAGTGGTCCATCTCTTTTTTCGTTGATATTTAATCTTTTCCAAGGATGGTACAATCTCAGTCAGAAAAGTATGCAACGATATAGATTCGGTGCGACTTTCTTTTCGTTTATCAGCCCGAGTCTGCATTTACTATAAAGTCTGCTTAGCCTTTAAATACGTTATCATGCAACAATATTGATAGACCGTAGTACAAAAACACCTACACGTGAATGTGATGATAAAAATCTACGATAGATACAATGGTTCACGCAGAACGAATACATGAAGAAATACGTGTTTTAAACATAAAAGACGAAACATTACTATCGTTTCGTGTTTTTGAAAATTTCAATAAAAGGCTCGACCAATTTAAGACGGTATTACTGGGGTTGTTCCCAGATCGCGTTAAATTGACAGAGGCAGAAGAGAAAGAAAAGGAACTTCTCGATAAGTATTTTAAAACTCTAGAGGAATTGTTCCCCGAAATGGCGGTTAAGTGGAGGAAGAGATGTTCTTGAGATGAACCGCGTCAACCAATTTAGATACAACGAGTGAGATGACCGGTACTGATACGGCGTTACCCGCCAGTTTATACAGTGCGCTGTCAGACAACTTTGGAAACGTATATGTCGAAGGAAATCCTTGTAGATTGAAACACTCACGTGGTGTCAACTTACGAATACCTCGGTCATCCTTGATAATAGGCACATTATGTCCACCACCGCCCATGTTAGCAGTCAATGTTGGACAGCAATTACTCTTATTTTCTCGGATATAGTACCGTCTATATTGGTAAATTACATTCTCTTTGATGTTTTTTGTTACATCTTTGACAATTTGTGGAAACACTTTTAGTTTATCTGTGTAATAATACTTATCTGGAACATCATTCTCTATGAAGTCGATGATATTACCCTTTTCAACCCTGTCGAAATCAAAGTTGAAAGCATCATGCGCTTTCTTATCGCGAAATCCCACGATATAAATACGTTCTCTGTGTTGGGGAACGGGTGAAATTTTAGCCGTGTCGAGAATCTTGTACTTGATCGAGTACCCACAAGATTCTAAGGAGTCCTGTATAACCTTGAACGTGTTTCCCTTATCATGAGAGGTAAGATTTTTCACATTTTCAAGAATGATAGTCTCGGGTTTATGATGTTTAAGAATTTCTATGATTTTCCAAAATACGTTAGACCTATCGTCATCGAAACCTTTCTTATCACCGGCGATACTGAACGGCTGACAGGGAAACCCACTACACAAGAGATCATGTGGGGGTATAGTGTTCACGTCTATGTCCATCATGTCACCCAGATTAAATGTTCCATTTTCATGGTTCATGTTGTAAATATCTTGAGATGATTTCATCATATCATTCGCATAGACACATTTGTATTTTCCACTTGATTCGAGAGCGATCGAGAATGCTCCTGTACCAGCGCATAGGTCGATAAAACTCTTCATACACATGGATATCGTCTAATCTTTAATTGTGAAGTTCTCTGATGTCACCTTCCCAAATCAACTCACAATGATTTTCGAGTTGTCTTTTAACTTCACTGAACGAAAGACGAGGTCGTCTTCCACTGGAAGCCTGATCTTCGAATGTTTGTGTTCTATTTACATACAGGTTTTTCCACTCCCTCGAGTTGTTTGCTAGAGGAATTTTATAGAGCTTGAATGTAAAATTCCGATACTCCAATCCATCCAAAAAATAAATAACATCCCACTTTTCAGTAGGACCAAAAGAGCACGGACCCGTGGATGAAAAAAACTTGAGTTCGTTAATTTGGCGTACGGGTGTGATCTTCACTTCGTCGCGTATATACGTGACTCGACAATACCCGTCCCGGTACATATCCCCCGGGATTGGTGGTTGAGCAGTTTTACACCATTTCATATCGACACCCTCGACGACGTTTATAATCTGGATAGCGAGATATTCAGTCAATTCCTGAGGTAAATTGATCGACCTCCCATTAAATATACTTTTCATGTATTCGTCATACCGTATTGTTTCAGCGAGAGCGTTTATCAAAGTGTCGTAATCCATGTGAACTATTACGTTTTAGTTTTTATATGACTTTGTTGTTTAAAGGATAAAATCACTTTTTATAAAATGGACCCTTCCCAGATTCCCCGTGACATTTTACGCGTGCTTCAAGATCGCGAACTTCCGATGGCGAAGAAGATGATGGCGTTTAACATGCTCATGCCTGATTTACCACCCGAACCAAAACACGCTGCGGCGTATCAGGAAAACCTAAAGGTTGGTGATACGATCAAGCGTCTTGTGGACGAGGGGAAGATTCGTCTCGATGGAGTTGACAAAGATTTCAAATTGAAGATTACTTCTTTTTAGTTGGGCGAATAGCCCACATATTTTCCTTTCGGAACTTTTCATGATCGATTTCCTCGATCTTGAAAACGTTCATGATGAACTTCTTGATGGGATTCACCTCCTTCTTCTCGGGTTCATCTCCTTCATCCCAAGTTGGGGGTCGTCGCTTTCCCTCACCCGGGGCTTCGGTGGGTGCTATGAAGTCATCCTTTTTGGCGTGAAGAGTGACACGTGGTCGTATGAGATTGGGTCGTACTGTGTACATTAAAGACGTTTCTTGCTACTTCTTTAATAGAAATCACAATCGAAACCTAAGTAAAGAAAAGACACCTCATATAATCACAAACACAACCAACATGAACTCTTCGTCCATCACCGATTACATCCTCAAGCTCGAGAAGGAGAACGCTGAGTCTCGCACCAAGATTGAGCAACTTAAGAAGTTGTACACTCAGTCCGAAGAGGAGCGGACCATCGCGGTTGAGAAGCTACTTGATTCCGAGATTCAGAGGGTTGGAGCTGTGCTCAACGAACCTTCCCTCTTCGAGACGACTGCTCGAACCAAGACCTTCCAACTGAACGAAGACATCGCCAAGCACCTGAAGGAACTTGGTGAGATGACGTCAGACTTTTACAAGACGGCCGCGTATCGACGGGCTGCTGATATCGTCGCCACTCTCGACTATGAGGTTGAGAATGGTGAAAGTCTTATGAACCTCAAGGGTATCGGTAAGAGTATCGCCGCCAGGATCGACGATTTCATCAACGAGTATTACACTGACGTAGAGTCCGTCGCCTCCAATGAGGGTCAGATTCTTGAGGAGTCTGATGACGAGTCCGATGACGACGATTTCTTCATCTCTTACAACAGTGAACTCGCTGATGTACTCGACAGTCTCGCCTATCACGAAGAGGATGAGTACAAGAGTATGGCGTATGACCGCGCCGCCAACATCATCGACCAGCTTCCATTCAAGGCGACCAGCGGTAAAGAACTCGAGAAGGTAAAGGGTATTGGTAAGAGCATTGCCAAGATCATCGACGAGTTCCTCTCGACCGGGAAGGTGAAAAAGCTCGAGAGACTCGAGAAGGGCGCCTCCACCAACGAGGAAGTCGCGCGGGCTCTCAGCGATTATGCTGACGACCTCAAAGACCCCTTCAAGGTTCGTGCGTACAAGAACGCCGCGAAAAACATCCGAGAACTTGACTTTGAAGTGACGAACGGTCAGGAGCTCTGCACCGGTCCCAAGAAGGTCAAGGGTATTGGAAAGAGTATCGCGAACAGGATCGACACATTCCTTCAGACTGGGGAAATCAATCCTTGATGAATCGAGAAAGAATGGCTGCCGATGCCGCAAAAACTACATTAAGAATCACTAATGGGTAACTGTGTCTCAAGTAGTACGTATCCTGGTTTTTGTACCTGGTCTTAACTTTCACACTGGTTCGAATCCTTGGTGGAACAATTTTAATTCCAGCGATCATTACAATAGTAAACTAGAAAAAATTGAATAAAACATCAGCTGGATTTAACGGAGTATTTACTGCGTAATTGTACATCTGAAAATACACATCTAAACCCTTATCAAACCCTAACGTTTCGATACATTTTCGATTTTTCGCCATGTCGATACAAAGTAAGATATCTATCTTGTGTGTATGACAATAGTTGATCATGTGTTTCATGGCTTCTACATAAGAATCATCTTCACATAACAGTAGTGTGATTTCAGCAATTTTAGTGGAGGTGTTGTCGATGTGGTTTATTGTGTATGTCATGACACCTTTACGAACACCGTCAACTTTTAAAATGAGAGCGTTGGTTCCGAAAATGTACTTCACCTGAGCGTCGTCAAGAATGGGAAAACATTTATACTTTACAGATTCCTTTTCATATAATCCGGATACATACTCCAAATCATCGGGGCTCGTGGGTGTCAATGTGTATTTCGGATCGACTCGAACTTTTCGGGTGATATCCTTAGAATAGTATTTCGTTTTACATATGTAATTGAATGGTAACGGTTTCTCTTCTTTTTTGAAAATACAAGTCTTATATGTTTCATCACACGAATTCGTCAACATGTTAGATATAAGAACCGGTGCGTAATTTTTGTTTCTATGTTTGGTGTGAACCGATAACATATCTACATAATTCGTGGGGACAGCGTTTCCATTCATAACGATTGAATATGGTTTAGACATGATCGTTCCGATTATTTCTTGGTTTCTTCGAATGGTCGTGATGTTGCGTTTTTGTAGACCTGGGTGACCAAGTAACCATGAAATGTACTTTTGGTCAAAGATGTAATCCTTGACATAATGACCGTTTAAGAATCTCGCAAATGCCCTGTGAAAAGATGTATCGTCGGGTGAAACTGTTTCGATTCTGTCGGGATGTGCCACTTCAATTGGTTTTGGTATGGTATCAGAGACTATGCCTTCACTCGAAACACCCTTACGAGATACCGGTTGACGATCCCAAAAGGCGTGACCCCGTTTACGAAACATGTACCACATGACAGTTAATATGAGTATGATGACTATGTATTTCATTGAGATAGTTTGATAATTAAAAATCGTGTTTTTTTCTCGGTGTATATCAAACAATGAACATTTCTGTAGACAAGGCTGGTGATCTTAAGATTGGTCGTAAGAAGTGCCGTCTCTACAAGAAGGATGAGGTGGTGAAGGTTGCCAAGAAGTATGGTATTAGAACCGAGAAGAAGACTGTCAAGCAACTCTGTGGGGCCATCAAGGATCGGGCAAAGAACAACATTCCACTCGCGAAGCTTTACCCCCAGGCTGCCAAGAAGCGCGTTGCCGCCAAGAAGAAGGCACTTACACCCTCTATGAAGGCTGCTCTTAAAAAGAAAGCGGTCACAAATTTCATGAAAGGTATGGTGACCACGAATGCCAATATCAAAAAACTTCGGGAACTGAATGAAAAGTCGCCCAAACCCAAGCCACGCACCCCCAATCCAGCCGCCGTTGCGCGTGCCAGGGCTAACGTTAAAAATATCATAGATAAACGTGTTTCTTATATGAATGCGGCTGGCCAGAGGATGATCAACCAAGCGTCTCCTCGTGCAGTGATGCGTATTGCTCGGGAACTTCGTCGTCTTCGCTAAGGTCGTTATAGACCTTCTC